CTGTCAATAATACCGTTCTTATAAGCATCTGTATAAAGTTCTAATTGAGCATATCTATTTGATGGCAATGTAGACCCAGTAACAACTGTTATGTCATACTTGCCGACAGCTATGTCATTAAATACCTTTATTTCACCAGTTTTCTCATCATATAATCTTTTATTTATAACATATTCACTCATTGAATTGTTAGGATTAGTAATTCTCATTACTTTTTCTGTTTTATACAGCTGTTGCATTAAAGGAATAGCCACCATAGCCATTCTCTCTAAGCCAGCTTCAATATCAGCTTGTTTTGACTTTATCTTTCTTTGACCAAACTCATCTATAGCTATAGTCGCTTTGTATGTTTGAGGGGCTGCTCCAGAATTACCCATCATAAGTTCATATAAACCTAATTGATGGTCAATATCTGACTTAGCATCCGCTTCGTTTTTATATAATTCATTTGGCAAAGGTGTTGGTTGAACCGTTACAGGTTGCCCTTCTGAGAAATCTATTGCTATACCAACTCCTGGCCTAGCCCACTTCTCTTCAAATTCTTTCATATCAACTGAGCCTTCAGGTATAAGTACCTTTGCATTTGTTGATGTAGTAGCGTGAGCTATTACTAGAGACCTAATTTTGTTTATATACTCCTGCAATCCTTTTACAAGTCTCACATCACTCATCGGATATGGAGTTCTTGTATGTAAATTCATAAATGGGATTATAGGATAATGCTCTACTGGTAATTCTCTTGAATATAAATATTTATCACCCATAACAACACATTGAATAACTCTTGGAATCCTAATTTGAACTACTTCGAACATTTGTTTTTGAAGTAACTCAGCCATATTAGATTCTTGAACCATCATGCCTTTAGCTGACATTTTCTTTACTATTTCCTCTTCGAGTACAGGTTTGTTATTTACCATCCAAACAGGTCTAGCCATATAAGATTCAAACTGCTTGTCGTTAAAAATATACTCTTTACCAGAAAACTTCTCAAAAACTCTAAATTTATCAACAATTTCTTTATAATATCTTTCATATCCACGGATATAATCAGTAGACTCTCTAGTCTCAATCTCCTCTGGGAAGGCTGTCTCCCCATCATCTGCCCTGTCAGTTACAGGCCTATCAGAAAATTGTGAAGATGTAGCATTCTGTATTGCTTTTTCATACATTGGATGCATCTTCTTTGCCTGGTCTCTAGTAAACATTCTAGAGATTATAATATTCTCTGCATCATCAAACATTCTATGCCTTGAATTGGGGTCTACATAAACATCTAAAGGGTCAATGTCTTTAACACAAACCTCCCCCTTACCATCATCCATTATAGGATTTTGATAGACTAGACCAAAACCAACGCCACATACATAGTAATCATCCACTATTTGTCGTAATACAGTAGTTCCTTCTGAAATATGCCAAACATATTCAAGCATCCCATTAAAAACTTGCGCTACTTTATTGTCAGAGTCTTCTCTAGGAGAAACCCTAAAGCCAGGCTTGTTTGCAGTAAGTAAGGCTTTTGCTGTTTCTACAGCAGGGTGCACTCTATTTACAACAATTGGAGCTTGTCCCCTAGCTTCTAAAGTATTTCTTTGCTCAGTTGTCCATTGTTTGCCTAATCTAAATTCTTGGTCTTCTTGGGCGTGCTCAGCCCAAACTCTTCTTTTTTCAGAATACTCGTTAAATAATCGGTGAGTTTCGTCTACTTTTTTCTTGTTGTTAGTATGCTTTCTCATATTTGGTGGATAATATACAACAAAATTACATTGTCATCCAATCAAGTTTTTTACTTTTCTTTTTTATTTTCTTATCCAATTCTACGAAGCTTTTCTTTCTACATGGGTGATGAGTTTCTAAAGCTGTCCATATAGCATCCATTATATCATCATTCTTACCTCTGGGATAAGATAAAAACTCCTCTTGTGCAATAACATCTTCTTTTCTAAAGAAAAATTCTCCTTTAGCAAACATTGGAACTAAAGATATTAATCTTTCAGACTTTCGAGTCCTAGGTTTCACACCTTTCTCTAGCCCTGGTATAAATAAACCCTCTTCGCTCATAACTTTCCTAACAGCACTTCTCAAAGCTTCCTGATAAGCAACTGTTTCAATTTTAACACGTCTAGGTTTGTATTTCTTATATGTTTCTATTATTTTGTCTGGTTGGATTGCTGGGTCTATCCTTTTTCTAAATATATCTATAATATACTTGTTATTATCGGAGTCAACGCCTATAGTAGCGATTACAAAGAAATCAGCTCTAATAGACAAAGATGACGCTGGGTCAATTCCACAATAAATATCTATTGGAATTTTATCCCCATTCTTTTTTTCCAAAAAATTCTGACCATTTTCCCTTTTATATATCATATCATAAGTCTTGATATATACAGGCTTAAACGGAGCATCATCTGGGGCTTGAGCAACATTCATATACTCTTGATAGAATCCAGTCAAGTTTCCTACAGAAGCATATTCCTGTTTTATAGACTCAACTCTACTTAGAGGAAATCTCTCTGGCCATATAGGGTTCCCTTCGTCATCCACAATAGAAAACCATAGGGTATGCCAAGCTGGAGAGTCTTTCGCCCAATAGAGAAAACAATCCTCTGATATCACAGTTCCTATCATAATAATCCTACCATCATCTGACAGGGAAGGTATAACAGCTTCTGTCATCCAATCTCTATTCTTTTTTCTAGCTTCAAATGTTAAAGCATTATGTTCCGATTCAAAATCATCAACTATTATATGAGTTGGACGTGTATCTCCCTCGATAAAACCCCTAACTCTTTGTCCTGTACCAACAGCAACTATCCTTGTGCCATTAGATAGTACTACATCCGTAGTCGTCCATCTCTTTGCGGTTGTTGGTCCCATATCTCCGAATATTCTTTTATAATTACTTGAATATGTTAAATGGTATTTTATACGACTAAGGAAGTTAATAGACTGAGCTTGAGACTCGGATATTATAACGATAAACTTGTCTTCTTTGTCTGTTTTGAAAGCAGCTTGAAAAAGTGGAAGAACAAGCGTTGACACTGTTGACTTAGCAGAGCCCCTAGGAGCGGCTACTAATACCCTCTTTTTAGAATCATTTACTAAAGCTTTGTATATATGACTATGAAATGGAGGAGTGGCTTTTTGAAACGCAGAAGGAAAGCACACCTTCCCAAACAAAGCCATGTTCTTCTTGAGCTTCCGAAGCATTTGCATTTTTGCATAACTAGTATTATGATTACCTCTCATAATCACTCCATTTCTGATTTTTATACTTCTTTTTATTAATTCGCTTCAGCTTCTTTGGCTTCTTCGAGTTCTTTTGATATTTGACTCTCTCGTATCCCATTTACCTCTTTTGTTTGAGTTATACTTAACCTTCGCTCTTCTTCCTCTAGTGACTCAAGCATTTTATGAGTCTCACTTGCTTCAATATGCTCCGTTGTCTTGACAGTCGCTTTATCCTTCATACCATGCATTTCTTGTAGATTATCTACAGCTTTTAGCATATTAGAAACATCCTTTTTATCTTTAGCTATGTCTATAGCATTCTTAAGGAGTTCCATAGTAAAGTCTTCGTCCATAGAGTGTTTTTGAAGTAACTTTTGGTGCTCTTCTCTTACCATGTCAGTGAATACCTCCGATTTCATCCATCTTTTATATTTTCTCTTATTAGAGTCTTTTACATCTTTCCCATGAACAGTTTCGATTGTTTTGTTCTTGTCGTGAGTCATAGCATATACCATAGCCATGTCTCCTAATAGCTGTTTCTTATGTACCTTTAGCCAGGGTTTACCTGAAAAAGTATATTTAGACTCTCTATTCTCAGCTAATAGTTTAAAACTCTTATTTACATCCTTGCAAATACAATATCCCCAAGGAAACCTAAAATAAGTGGAACCATTCTTATATGATGTGCGTTTAATGAGCTTTGCTACTATATCATCATCGGATACAGCATAATCACCTGCATACGCCTCTCTCCAGTACTTAAATTGAATATTGTCATTCAAAGCTTCTTCTGAAGTTAAAATATCGTATGTTACAGGGCTCTTTCTGTGGTTTATTGTAATGGTGTACATTAAAGGTCTGAGGAGTACAATCTATCATCCCATGTAAAGGTTTTTTGGTTATCTGCTCTTGCCTTGGCATATGCAGACCTAAAATCACCTGCTTTATTAGATAGTTTATCGTATACCTTGTAATCCCCTTGTGCTAAATCATCATAAGCAGCTTCTGAATAGGTACCGCCTCCTTCTAGAGGGACGTTGCCCGTAGTTAACCTTCTTTTTTGAATAGGAGTTAAGGTATTAGAAAAAGCTTCACCTAGCATATCAAACTGATGCTCTCCATAGTGAGGGTCATAACCAGCATCATCCCACAATTCTCTCTTATTAGTCTTTTGAAAAGGCCTTGCTCCATGTTTGGAGAACGAAGGTAGCCAACCTTTAAGGAATCTATCTGCTTTTTGGTATAAATTTAAATCGGGTATCCTGCTGTCCTCTTCGCCCAGAGCATAACCACCAGGTCTGTGTCCTGCGAAGGCATGGCCGAACTCATGACCGACTGTTTCGGGCCATCCTTGGTAGTTCTTAGGGTTTAATCTCATAACATCTTGGTTTTCACCGCTTAATCTTCCTTGAGAGTAATTACCACCAGCATCTCCACCTAAATACTGATGTTTTATATCTTGAACCCTACCTTCTACACCGCCTCCACTAACAAACTTAGAGTAATCATCTATATCTGACTGAGGTACATTCTTACTCCTAGCAAAGTCCTGTATAGAACCAGCTCCTGAGTTATATAATGCCTCCATAAACCAAGGCGCTATCTGTTTATAGTCACCTGTAGGCTCTCCATGGCTATGGGCCGAATGGTCGTCTGGATTGTTCTCATCCATATATTTCTTCTGTATATCATAAATACCATTACCCATAAATACCTCTATAATTAATTCTGTACCGATAATAGCAACTACGTTAAAACAAATTCCTGTTGTTTATTATCAGGTATATATTGCAGCTGCTGTGTTTTTAATTTATTATGTCTTTAACCTGGAAATCAAGTATTTTTTGATAAAATTAAGTAAGAAGCATCATTTTCTTCACTTGTAAAGCTAGTTATCTTCTTTTTACCAGGATACTCTTTAAATATACCACCCTCTTCAACTACTATGATACGCATACCATCGGTATCCATAGTTATAGGGTAGTTTTTACCCCTCAAAATAAGGGTTTTGTCGTCATGAATAGCCTTATGACCTAGCTTTAGTATCTCCGATAATTTTCCAAATTTAGAAATTTTTAAGTTTGTCATAATAGCCCCCCCTTTCATGCTGTAATTTACAAAGAATTAGGTTGAAAAACCCGCTTTTTAAAAAATTGCGCTAGAATCTGAGTGGTAGATATGCTACACACCTACCGCCTTGAAATTCAGGGCTATGGGTACAAGTTTCTGCTGAATTTTGCGGCTGTAGATGTGCATGCCCCCTCTAATTACAGTAGTAAATAAACTAACTAATTAAATAAAGGAAATAATATGAAGAAATTATATCAATTTATAGTAGAAGCTTTTGGATTCGCACCTTACGGTGGAATAGGTCCAAAAGGTGGCAAGTGGGTCAAAGTAGACACCCCTTTCAATAGTAACGCAGAACAACTCATTAACAAGTGTAATGAGATAGCGGGATTATCCGCTAAGTTCGTGCAACAAACACCTCAGTATTCTTCGGGTGTTATGATTAACCTTGCATCTACGATGTCTGAAGACGATTTCGTTTCTCACTTTAGTTCGTAAGAAATAGCAAGTATAAGAGACTATCTGTATGATAGTTTCTTTATAACACATTTAATGAGGTGGCTATAATCTTGTAGTCACCTCTTTTTATTTAAAATAACGCATTCAATGAGGTATTATGAACGGTAGATATGAACTAGTCAAATGGGCTAAAGAAGCAGGTATTAAACAGCCTACCAAGCGTAGTACAAAGCAGTTATACTGGTATTGGTATAATTGGAAACTAAACAAACAATAAAGGAGATTAATATGCCATTCACTAAGCTTAAACCAGTATTATTAAGCAAGTGTTGTAACAAACAAAAGAGCGATTGTTATGACTCTAAGGACAATATCTGTTCCCACTGTCTTGGACAAGCAAACTTTAGGAAAGCAACTGATAAAGAAATAAGTATAATAGATAGTATAGAATATTGTGAATGGTTAGTTAATAATAAGATATAAGGAGGAAGATGTCACCTGAAATAGATTATAATATGTTAGCACATAATACATTGCATCATCACGTAGATAAGAAATACATTGATATAAATGGTGCAATTTTCCCCGTAGAATTAGATACTGATGGATTAAAAGTAATACATATACCAGGTATTGGAACTTGGAAGAAGGTATTAGATGATAAAGATAACCAGATAACTCATTGCTTAATATTGGGTGAAAGGCAAAGGATTATCATAAATGGAGAATACAAGGATGCCAAATAAGTCGGCTAAAGAAACCAAGCAGAGGAAAACTGCTTTAACAAAGGATATAGCCAAGCAAAAGAAACTTGCCCGTAAAGCTAATCAAAAGCTACGAAAGGGTCTTGAAAAGAAGGGCTATACTAATATAAAGATAGTTAATGGAAAGGCAATACGCTATCAAAATGAGAAGGGAGAAGTTGTTGAACATACAGACGCTTAAAGCAGTAATAGGTTGTGTTACATTGATATTGTTAACTATGATAATATTTGCTTATATGACATATGATTATACAACAGCAACATACCTATCTATTATAGTATTTATAAACTTGTTGTTATTATTAGGATTAAATGGTTTAAACAATTCTGATAATGATTTTCTATTCACAATAGTGATAGAACAAGGTTGGGAGAAAGGCTCTCCTTACATAGCTTATACTTATAAATCACGTAACGAAGCGGAAAAAAGAGCTAAGGAAGAGAGAGCGATTGCAGTTAATACCAAAGCAGAGATTATGATGTATGAATCTAGAGTAATGGATTGGTAATAACTATTCTTGTGGAGATAAGGGCTTAAGTTGTAATGTGCTTGAGCCCTTAAAGAAGAGGATACACAAGATACACCAGGATACTATATTAGAGAGGTATAAATGAAAAGACCAGTAGTTAAGAAAATAGGTAAATATGTCCCAGATACTAAAATGATAATAACAAAGGATTTGCAAATATGTGCTGTTGTAGGTGGAAAAGAAGTACCTTGGGATGAGTATCAAATAAGAAAGAATATGGGTAGAAACGAACCTTGTTATTGTAATAGTAATAAGAAATATAAAAAATGTTGTTGGTTAAAATATTAAGGAGTATAATGAAATTATTTACTATAATAGTAGAAAGAATAGATTCAAGTTTTGAACCAAAAGAAGATATAATAATGGGTGATAGAGATGTTATGTATTTCGGAACATTTACAAGCTATCAAAAGGCATTAAAAGGTTTTAGACAGGTATATAGGCATGTTTTGAAGTATCATAAAATAAGTCCTTTAAAAGTAACAAAGAAATTTAAAGATTTATTTGAACAAGATACATTATGTTGGAATAAAATAACACCTAAATTTTACACTTCTAAGGCAGCTTTATCGGGAGATTGGGATAGAAAAGATGTGAATGAGTATTATTTTAGATTTACAATTAATGAATTAGACCATTACATAGATGATAATGGGCAATTAAAAATAGTCAAATAAGGAGAATAAATTGAACGAAATGAATGATATGGTTCAAGAAATAAACATAGGAACACAAGTATTATGTGACTTCTGTAATGGTGGAGCAAATAGTATGGGCGGAGTAATGCTTGGAAGTTATGCTGTTTGTGGTCAGTGTTGTGAAAGAAATGATTATTATAACACGGATAACGATGAAATTGATGAAGTATTTGATAGGAATAAAACATTTAAAATAAATGTTCTTGAAAGAAGAAAAAGAACAACTGGTAGTAGTGATGGTATCATAACAATCACAAAAATAGATACAAAAGATATTGCCTAATATATCAAATGAATAGGATTACAGCTTTTTTATAACTTAGTTGGTAATTCTAGAGATTATGTTTCTGACACAAACATTGTTATATTGGGCATAATAAAGGTTATAAGGGAATCAATAACATTATTATCTATCCCGCCAAGCGGCCTGGAGGTGCATGTGAGGTTCCCTTTAACCTTAAAGTAAAGGAGAATAAATGAACGAAGTAAATCCACAAGAAGTACATGAAAGTAACCATGGCAATCTATATAATGATGACATATGGAAGCTTTTGCAAATAAAGAAGTACATAAAACCAACCTTAACAGCTAAGGATTGTCCTAAAAAGTATAATATATATTATCTTGAAAAGAAAAAGATACTTAGAGTATTTGGAGAAACTATACCATTAAAAGGATTAGTTAGAATACCTAATTATGTTATGTATGTAAAAACAGATAAATATGAAAATGGAGAACTAGTAAAGAAGCGACAGATAGACCATGTTAGTGAGTTTGTATTTAAAACGAGCTATTTTATGGCTAAAAAGGCAAAGATATATCGCAAATCAGTTTGTGATGTATGCCCAAAAATAGAATGTTCATTCAACAGTAAACACAAGGAGAAGTAAATTGGCAAATTCAAATAATGTAAGTGTATTTTTAAATGATTATGACCACGGTCATAGACCTAGAAAAGTAGAGTATGCAACTCTAGGAGATTTAGCTGCTGGAGAGAATCTAATAGCAGATGCTTCAGAAGTAACCATAATGATTAATGGTGCTCCTGAAACTGATTTAGGAAAGGCTTTAAGAGAGAATGATACTATAACATTTTCTAGAGTTAGTCACAAATCAGGTAGATAGTTTAAAATTAAAATAAGTGAGGCGTGGTAGCACATTTGTGTGCGGTGGGCTGGAATAGTTTGAAAAAGAACTGTTGTGTAACTTATTTTATCACTTTATGAGAGCCAATAACTGGTCCTGTAAGTCCTGCGATATGCCCTCGTCGGCTCCAAAGGCAAAGGAATATGTGAGGCTCTCATAATAATATTAAATGAGTGAGGCGTGGGTGCCAGCTGAAAGAAGCTGTGGATAGGGAAGCAGACGGTCAAGCTTGACGAAGCTTCGTGTAACTCATTTTATAACAACTTAATTGGAGAGATATGAATAAAAAAGCAGAAAAGATATATAATCTTATAGATAATTGGATGACCAGTGATGATAGATTTGTATCAGATGTAAATAAAAGAAAATGGGAAGGATTAAAAGAATACTTCTTAATTCAAATGGAAAAAATAGCAGAAAAATTTGACTTAATAGTAACAGCCAGAAAGAATCCAGAATTTAAAGTCTTTCTTAAAGATATAGAAATGGAAACTGATGAAGGTACTATATATATGGGTAATTACTTGCTAATATTCCAATTAGAAATATGGTCTATGAAATGGTATGTTAAATTCAAACAAATTTCTATTAATGATTTTGGAAGAAAAGTAATGAAAGATGCATATCATCCACATATATCAGGAGGGAGACCTTGCTTAGGTGATTTTAGGGACGAATATAATAACATGTCTAACGAATGGGCAATGCTATCATTATGTTGCAAAGGAAAAGAATTTTTAGAATGTTATAATCGTGAAAATCCCTATCACCATTTAGGTTACTATGTACCAATAGAGTTAAATCTAGGAACCGAAGAAGAACCTGAGATGATGATATGGAAGGGTCAGAATAAAGCAGAAGCAATGTTTTCTATAGTTAGTATGTACATACCAGGATTAGACTCTTTTGTCTTAAGGCCAGATGATTGGCCATTGTTTAGTGTTCATATAAAAAATATAATGGAAGAATATGAATGCAATCAATTAAGAGCTACTCATATATGGATAAAGAATGTTTCATTATTCTTTAGTCAGTTAAGTTGGAAGTTGAATGATTTATCAAGATTGACTACTAGTTATTCAGGAAGAGAAAAAGTATCGAGATTTATTGCAAATAATGGCAATTATTTTGGTATAGGAAGACTATTCCCAATATATCTTGAATCAAGTATGTTTAAAACTTTGGATAGATTTAACAGGCTTAGTTATATGAGTAACTATTTAGAAAGAGCATCTGATATTCTAAAGTGGACGATAAAAACAAACCCTGATTTTTCAGATTGGAACAAAAGAAGTGCGTTAAGTGAAAAAAACTTTGAAGCCTTAAGTATATTTAAGACTTTAAGTAATGATATAATAGATAAGGCATTTAAATCTCAAAAAGATGTATCACAAGTCTTGAATGATGCAAACTATTATATAAGAAAAAGGTATTTAGAATTTTTAACAAG